ATTTGGAAATCCTGTTGGCAATCCTATGATGTCTTGTGGATTGTCTGATAACGCAATCATGTTTTCCTTGAATGTCTTACCAAGTGTTATAACGCCAGTGCTTTGGTTCATAATTTGACCAGTGAAATCAAAAATAGGTTCTTCGATTTGTTCTATTATGCTATCTATCTTTTCTGTCCCTGTAATTTTTGTCAGATTGTTTTGTATGTTTCTTGCTGCTAAGAATCCTTTTCTTGCCAAAGATAGTTTATAGATAACAACAACCATAGACCTTATATTATCTTTAGAAACACCGCTTTGACCAAAAACTGCACTTAAATATTCAGCGTATTTTCCTCCACTTGCAAAATTTTTGTATCCCAAAACCGTAGCTGCCGACTGTATGCTTGGTATATCAAAAGTTTTGGTGTCTTCGTTGTTCACTAAATGGCTGAATATCTTAAATAATTCCTGGTTATATGACCAGTAAAAATCAGAAACATTGATAATATCTTCTACTTCAAAAAAACATTCTGCGCCATTAGTAGCTATACCAGATAAAACCGATCTTTCTATCCCCGGGTCTTGTAAAATAGCGTTGTTTTTGTTAGGCATTATGGAATCTATCCCTTGTGTTATTCAGACACTTCTTACATGTTTGTCCAAACTCTCCAGAATTGATTTCTGACTCAAAATCAGATTGACATTGAGTACACTGGACTTTGAACTTTTTAAGTGGCGCTCTTTTGATTTTTACTTTATTGGTTCTTTGTGCTCTTTTTTTATTACGTTCCATCTCTTCTGGGTCTGGCTCATTTGTTATAAATCTAACTCCGCCTTCTTCCTTTGTTATTGGGGTCTTGAGGGATTCGTCTAATTTAATGGAATTATCATGCCCTTCTTCATCAACAGATTTTTTCTCTATCTTTGTCGCTGTTGTGTTCTTTACTGTTTTGAAATTATCGAGAATTTTTTTGATTTCTTCTACTATTTTTTCTGCATTTGTTCTTTTAGGCTCGCAACAAGGAGCCTCTATGTTGTCGCCAGTTAATTGCTCATATCCTTCACACACCGTGCTCCAATTTGCCTCTAATATTCCATTCTTTATTTTTTCTATTGGGCTCATCTATTCACTCCTTCATTATACCTCGATCTAGCTATTCCGTTTATGGTTTGCACGAGGACTTCTATCCTTCTCGTCAGATATTGTATTCTTTCTATTCTCAAATCAGCTTGTTTGATCCATTGATGTAGTTCCGCTCTATCGTCTCCGACTATACGATTGATGACTTGTTTAGACCATTTAAGAAAAGTTGTACATTCATTCGTTTTCTGCTGTAAAAAAAATGCATACTGAGATAATATGTACGCATCTTCTGATAGTTCTACCGACGATTTTTGTCTTAGAGATTCCCTGTCCATAGACAGTATATCTTCAACCAACTGATTGTCTGGTTGATATTGAGGCAATCCTATGGCCTCAATCCATTTTTTCATCGTTGATTTATATTGTTCAGTTTCTTTTGAAAGATCACTCATCATAAATCTCTATCAACTTAAAACCATTAAGTTTACACCAATCTCTTTTCCTTTGGTCTGTATCTTTCTGTCTATTAAAGTCCTTCTTTGTTCTATGAAAATGTTTAATATGTTCTTTGTGTTGTCTCCCGTGACACTCTATCACGAGACTAATAGAAGGAATAAAAAAATCAAGAATAAATTTTTCAACAGGAATATAAACTTCTTCAAATATTATGTCATGGGGAAATTGTTCTGATAATCTTTGTCCTACTTCGTATTGAAACAACGATTTAGACGACGATTTTGGTCGGAGTCGTTTATTCCTAAATTTGATATTCGCCATTTCACCATTAAGAAGTTTTACCTCCATTTTACACCAAAATATCTTGCCCGTTAAATCTTGTCTGCACACCTAGGTTTCCATCGTATAGACAACACTGAACACCAGCCTCTGTTAGCATTGACCAGCCCTGGATAATTGAATCGACCCAAACCTTGTGGGAAATTGCTTTAGCCATCAATTGTGCGTGTCCAATAACCCTGACTATCCCTCCTTGGATTATATCTTTTGCACATTCAGAACAACAATAAAAAGGACAATACATTATAGACCCTTCTGTTCTTATCCCCTTTTTCGCCCCATACAATACAGCATTGCTCTCTGCGTGAACAACCAATCCATATTTAGTAGGCTTGTCAGCCAATCTTTCATCTGTCTCTGCTATACCTCTCGGAAATCTGTTGGCACCATGTGTTAGGATATTATAATCACCATCAATCAGAATAGCACCATTTTTAGTGCTTGGGTCTGGACTAATGGTATTTCCATAGTCGTACGCATGTATTAACAATATTTTTGATTCTTCATCTTTTATTATCTCAAATGGCTGTGGCAACCAATTAAGATCATTGGTAATGTCATTCATTATCTTCTCCCTGGGGCAACAAAGTATTTCTTATTTCCTGTTCTAAAACAATTAACTTCTCTGGATTTTGATGCAAAAAGGCGGAAAGTCTAGCTATACCCTGAAATTTAGGAATCTCATTTTTATCTTTAAACATTGGAACAGTATACCAAGCTCCAGCCCTGTCGATCAAGCCTAGATTTTCTGCTATATTTAAGACATCTCTGATCCTATCTATCCCTATGCCGTATCTAAGAGGTATGATACAAGGCAACAATGGACGACCCATAGCAGACGACTGAACTGTTATGTGCATATCATGACCATCAGGAGCATTGGTTTCTGGATTTTTTTCCCATTGTTTTGTCCACATTACCTTAAGCCAGACAGAACAAGCATACTGTATAGCCCCTCCACCCTTTTCAGTGTACTTTGGACCCATAGGCTCTCTGTTTGTCATAATTTGTGAAATGAATATGAGAATAATGTCGTTTGAATCAACTATTTGCTGTGTTCTTCTGAAGAATGAAGACAATAATTTTGCTGATCCAGCCATATCTTTATTAGAACCAAACTCAGAATCTTGTTCGGCCATCGTCGATAACGCAGCAATGCTATCTATCACTACAACTGCTCTTTTTTCTGTTTTTGATATACGCTCTATGATGTTTAGATAATCTTCTGCTGTTAAAGGTTTATCTACGTGATGTGGAATAACTTGTAGTTTTGACGGGTCTAACCCTTTAATGGTGGCCAATAGCGATGGAGTACATCTTCTTTCTATGTTAATATAAAATGTAGGTCTATTTTGTAATTGTGCATTTTTAAGTATTTCCAAACACAACGTAGTCTTTCCAGATTTTGGTTTACCAGTGATTAAACAGACAGTGCCATCCGGTATTCCACCGCTTAGCGCTATATCCAAAGAAAGTGGTGTATTCAATACTTGTCTCGATCTTGGAGGCAGTGCATCCGAAGCCGGGGCAATAATCCCTTCTCCGTGCATCCTCGTCAAAAATTGATCTAACGATTCTTTCGGAACATTGATTTTTTTTCTAGCCATTTTCAGCTTCTCTTATTTTGGCAAAAGTTGTTTTTTTTCCCGATTCTACAAAAACAGAATTTTTCTTATTGTCTATTGGTTCTATCTGTTTCTTGGCAGACAATTGTTCACGTTCTTCAGTTAATTTTTGTCTTTGTTTTTTTGTGTAATAAACAATTCGTTCTATTGTTTTGGTTGCGCTTAATGATTTTATTCCTTTATTCTTGATTACCCATAACAATGCTGTTTGATTAATCTTATCTTCAAGATCAATCTTTTTTGACAAATTAGATACACCACGAATTTCTCTTTTGTATTTTGGTCCCCAATACTTTGCATCTTGCCAAAATCTAGCGCCTATTGATCGATTTACATTTAAACAGACAAGTTCTATGACTAAGTCTCTAAATGTGATATACAAACCAGCAGTAGTCGGCGAAGCATATGGGTGTTTATCGTCCTGTGGACGTGATTTAGCGACCACTTCTTCTCCTTGTCAATAAATGCCCAGCTTTTTTTGCATCTCTGGTCTCATTAAAAGAATGATCGAAATTCGGTTGTCTATACCAGGTTATATGAACTTCATTACCATCATAATATCCTATTCCAACATAATTGTGTTGTGGGCCACCCCATACTCCAGCTTGTTTATATCCAAAAAAATAACCAGACTGATTCGAAGGTAGTGATATGTCTGGAAGTCCAGATTTTTGCAGTCTTAAATTGGTTATACTAATATCTGGATTTAGCTTTAGCCACTCTTGCAGTCTAGCCCACGCATGTCTTTCGTCTTGCCTGTCGTCTTGTATGACGGTTCGTCCATCTGATAAAGAAGCCAAGAATCTAGGCGTTGTTGTACTACTGTTGACCCCAAAAGAAATTAGTCTATCTTCAGACGTATTTGTATTTGATCTATCTCCACCAGTACCACCATCAATAACACCCATTTTAATCCTCCTTAACCACGTATGGCGATCTTCCAAGCTGTTCGTCTGCTCTTGCTGATTCCGTAGGAGTCATGGCGTGTACACCTTTGCCTACATCCAGGGCCTTTCGTGGGTCTTTGGGTGTAATTTTAAGGACGCTACCTTCCATCGGATTTTTCTTCTTAGGCGATTCTTGTTTTTTTACTGGTTGCTCTTCGAACTTATCGAACATCTTTTCTACAGAGTCCAGAAATGCTTCTCTTGTTTTAGATTTTTTTCTACCAAGATTGACATTTGATTCTTCAAGAAACTTTATTACTTTACTTTTGAATTTATTAAAAGTCATTTTGGAATCTCCTTCTCGCAACTAAATATGGCGTCTTGTTCTTACTTCTTAAAAATTCTACATATTTATAATAACATTCTCTACTACACTTCTTTAAGTTCCATAGACTTCTTCCTCTTTTATTATCCTTGTCTCTTAAGTCGTGTCTGTAATCCATTGGGTTAAATAATTCACCTTCGTTGGAAACCATTATCATAAATCTGTTTTTCAATGCCTTAGCCAAGACATCAAAGTCAACAGTCTCCCCAGTAGAAAGTCTGTATGGTGTCCCATTTTTATCTACAACTATCATATTATTTCACCCACGTTTTGAACAAGACATCGACATCAGGAGCGTCTTCATCAAATTCCATTACATCAAAAGCCACGTTGTCTTTTGGGGCACCTGGGTAAAATTGACCATTGACATTTTTTGGATCAGAAAAAACACCACATTGACAGCATTTCACAGCAACCGAAGTGTTAACATCGTTTATTTTTGCATTTTCTATGCGTGTCAATTGTAATACTAGTAAATCTGTATGACAATTTTTGCATGAAATTGTAAGTTGTCCATTATCTTTCAGGCCCTTCAGTTGTTTTTCTTTTGGGCTAGAAGAATTTTCACTTATTTTTGTTTTTTTCATTAATCTACCTTTCCTTCTGCGATATATTTTTTAGGATTTTTCAAAATATTTTTATTGACAGGACCATCTCTCCAAAAAGGTTTGGGTACCTTAAATTTACCTTGGCCAAGCTTATCCCTTGGACAATCTACCTCCTTTTTTCTTCCGCCGTTACATGGATTCTTTGTTCCCTTTACTATTACCGCAGCCCCACCACTTATCAACCTAATGAGTTTATTCTGTCCACATTCTGGACACTTTGTCAAAGCTTCGTCATTGATACCATGAAAGGTTTCAAAAATAAACTCGCAGTTACTGCACTCATAATCATAGGTTGGCACGTTATTCCTCCATCCTATTATACGTCGTTCTATTTCGTTATTCCTAAAAAAATCCAAACAATAAACAGAAACGTTACGATTAAAAATAATAATACGAATACTGCTTCGATAGTCTTTGGTTTTTCTGATTTTTCAGAAATTTGTTCAACGTTCATTTTTTTAGACAAGACTGGAGTTTCTTTGGTCAACTCGTTTGACATTATCTCAACTGGATTCTTTTTTGTGAGAGTAGGTTCTGGAACAATAGTATCATCCAGCAAAGACTTATTTACAATAGTCGTGTCCGTTTTCTTTTGTTCAATAGCGAAATGCTTTTGAGTCTGATCGGATTGACAACCAAACAACGGACAGAACATTACTACAAAAATTGTTAGGCTAATTTTTCTCTTCATTTCTTCTTACCTCTTTTTTGTGTCTTTTGAGATTTCATGCCAAAGACTTCGTTTACCAAATCGTCTGCCTTTTGATTTTCTGCTCTTGGAATCCACTTGATAGTGTAACTTAAAAAATGATCTAAAAAACTCATCACCAAACTATTATGTGCAATCAATTCTTCCTTTTTTACCTTGAAAGCACCTGTTATTTGTTTAACCATCAGTTGAGAATCAGAAAATATATGTATGATATCTACGTCATTATGCATAGACATTGCAAGTCCAGCTATTAGCGCTCTGTATTCGCTGATATTCGATGTTCCATTTTTCCCACACAATCTACAATCTGAAAACAAATAATTATCATCCATGTCGTAGGCAATGAAACCTAGCGCCATTTGTTTATTGCGAATTCCTCCGTCGACAAAAAGTTTTATTTCTAACAAGCTTCTCCCAATCTAAAAAGGAGTTTCGTCTGCTGATATCTCAGTTTTTGCTCCAGGGCACATGTCTTTGAAAAAACATCTCTTGCACGAACATTCATTCTCTGTCCTAGGGAAAGCCGAGGGATTGTTTTTGTTGTTATGGGCTTCTGTCAATAAAGGATATTCCCTTTGTATTATACCGGCTTGTCTTTTCATGTGTTCGATTGTTACTTTTAGTTCTGGGATAGCCTTTTCTTTAATTTCATTGTATGCGAACAGATAGACAGGCACTATCACTATGTCTTCTGGATTTCTAGACCATCCCATCTTCATAGCATACATAGCATATGTAGTTAACTGATCCAACACACTATCGTTGACTTTCCCAGTTTTCCAGTCGATCAGATATACCTTTCCATTATGTTTGAAGCCACAGTCAATTTTAACAGAAACTTCCTCGTCGCTTGACAACCTAAACTTTTGAAAGTCCTCCAGAGTCAACCAATCATCTTTCTTTAAAGATGTCAATACTGAGAATAAAGACATACTATAAAACGATTTTAAGGAAGACAAAACTTTGAATTTAGCTGCTTTTGTTTGGTCGTCAGAAACATCTTCCTGATAAAAATGTTCATACAAATTTACATTTGCTTTAGCACTAGCTTGCCATCTTTTATCTACAGACTGTTTCCAACCTTTTCTTAGCAACTGTATTGCATACGCTTGTGCTTCTTCCAGCTTTAACCATTCTCCAGAATCTCGTCCCTTAGTAATCACATATTCTATCGTATCGTGAACTATCGATCCTACCCACATAGGAATATTCGTCATATTCTTGAGCATATATGCTCTTCTCTTTTCTTGTGGGGCACTTGGAAGCCATCCCTCCCAGGAAAGATAGTAGGTTAGATAATATTTCCAGCGACATTCTCTTAGTGTTTTAACGCGAGATTCGCTCCAAGCATATGTTTGCTCTAGTTTCGCCATTATTCACACGCCTTGCATGGTACAGTTCTATATTGAGTTCTGTTTTCTCCACAAGTAGCCTGAGCATATGTTGCTTCGTGGTCTACTCGCCTAACCTTGCCGGTACCTTCGCATTTAGGACAAATAGCACGACGAACAAGTTGAGTACATAGACGACAAAGATCATAGTTTTGTATAGATATGCCGTCGTTGTTATCTATTTTGATACGACAGAAATTACATGATCTTGTTTTCATTTTATTTCCTATTCCCCTTTTGAAGCCTTTCCCCTACTCCATCTCTATTGATGTAATAGCCTCTGTCCCAGAAAGGGAAGAATGTAGGGCTGAACCTGGTAATACTACCCTTAATGTCTTGCTGTATTGTTATGGTTGAGAAGCCAACATGCGCAGCAAGTTTTCTCTTTCTCATGAACTTAGTTTGGTCTTGTGTGCATCCAGCCTGTACACAGTGTACGTTGCGAGGAAAACAATATTCTTGTTTATGATAGTGGCCGATGATACAAACAGACGGCTTTTCTCCACCTTGAAAAGATTCTACCAATTTTTGACTAGCATATGAATATGCGTATGAACTTCCGCCACCAGCATGAATAACTTTTATGATAGCTTTTCCTTGTGGCGCGTGCAGTTCGAAGTCTGCTTCCATGTATCCCATATAGACTAGATCGTCTCGTCCTTGCGCTTGAGCTTCTAGCATAAGATATCTACCGAACTCGATACCTTCTCTTTGTTGGAACCACCCTTCGTGATCGTCTCCATCTACATAAAAAGTTTTGATTCCTGGTCGTCTTGGCCAGTGATCGATAGCATACTGACACTGATCAGCTATGCCGTGCGCATACAATTCATGAGTATTAAATCTACATTCACCATCAACGTAATTCCCGGGACAAAGTACCGTAGTTATACCCTGCGCCTCAAATTCATCATAAGCAGCGTTTAATACGTCTAATCTTTCGGATTTACTACACATGTGCATATCTGCAACAACTCCAAAAGTAATAGGCTGGTCATAAAAATGATTTTCAATAACAATTCCAGAATTGGAGAATTCAACAGAATTACCGAGCTTTACCGTGTTGCCCTGGCGAATAATTATATATCCACGACTTTCCATGTCTTCTATGACTGCTGTGACATCGCCTTCATTAGATCGCATAGCTTCTGCAATCTTAGCTACCGTGGTCGATTTCTTTAATCGTCTGGCTACCTCCGATCTGAACAATGGTTCTCCCGGGTCTATGCCGACCTTTGGAATATTGCTCAAGATAATCTCTGCCTGAGTAATGATTTTTCTAGCCTTCCAAACGCTAACACCTAGCTCGTTGGCGACTACTTCCCTGAGTTTTCCTTTTATCCTACCCTTCTTATGTTCTCTCATTAGGGAGATAGTCTTTTCCATGTTCTGATCCATAATTGGGTTCTGTTTGCTCATCTAGTCTCCACCTTTCTCTGTCTCGCAAAGTCCACCAGGACAGTCGTTTACAGATGCTTCTTCTTCTGTTTTGTTCAGATATTCTCTTGCTTTATCTAATGGCAGAGGAATAAGGGGTGATTCTCCTTTGCTACCGTCTCTATAAACAGTGATACCCTTTAAGTCCTCTATGTATCTACGCATATCTTTAGATAATTGTTCTGGTTCATATTCGTTTGGTAGATTTATAGTTTTAGAAATTGCATTATCTATGTGTTTTTGACAAATTGTTTGCATAGCTAAATGGTCTGACGGAGAAATGTCGTGAGCACCCTGAAAATATCTTATAGACCTACCAGAAGACAAAAATTGTTTTAACAAAGGATGCATAACTATCTCTACTGTTTTGTTCTTCTTTTTATTGTGCATATCTTTATGAACATTAAACCGTCTTTCGTAGATAGGCTGAAATAATGGTTCTATACCAGAAGAACATCCAGCTACTATAGATGTTGTTCCAGTAGGCGCTATGGTTAATATAGCACAATTTCTTAGTCCGTGTTCTTTAATTAACCGATGGTGTCTTCTGGGTAAAGACCTTTTGACGAATCCTGTTTTAACGTGTTGTTCTGCTTCAAATGCATGGAAAGGCCCTTTTTCCACAGCAAGCGTTATACTAGCATGATAAGCTTGTTTTTTAATGAAAGCCATAATTGTATCAACTAGGTCTCTAGCATTTTGACTAGAATATTTTAGACCAAGTTCTAATAGCATATCGTGTAGACCCATAACGCCAAGACCTATTCGTCTATGTTTTTGACATATTTCTTCTATTTGTGGTAATGGATAACTATTCTGATCCAAAACATTGTCTAGAAATCTAACTCCTGTGGAAACAGTCTCTTCGAGTAAATCCCAGTCTATTGCTCCGTCTATAACATGTGTATGTAAGTTAATAGCACCCAAACAGCAACAACCATAATTTTCAAGTGGCACCTCGCCACAGGGGTTAGTCGAAGTAATCTCGCCACCATCGACATAAGAGATAGTATTTTGTTCGTTCATCAAACCTATATTTAGAAGGCCTGGGTCTCCATTAATCAGTGAGTTCTTTACTATTTTATTCCAGATTTCTTTTGCAGGCATACTACCTTTTTCTTCCCCATGCCATTTAAATATTACGTCTTTGTTTTCATCTAACAATTTCAAAAATTGAGAATCAATACAAACGGAAATATTCGCATTGTTTAGTTCTTTGTTCTCTAATTTGGCTTCTAAAAATTCTGGTAAATCTGGATGGTCATATTTCAAACAAAGCATCAAAGCGCTTCTTCGACCTCCGCCTTCTCTAAGTTCGTCGCAAACAGCGTTGACGGCTCTCATCAAACTAACAGCACCAGTGGCTTCTCCACCAGTGCCTCTAATAAGAGTCCCTCTTGGGCGTATCTTTGAAAAGTTGACACCAACCCCACCACCAGTCCCAGAAATAATTGTTATATTCTTAAGGACATCTCCCCATCCTTCTCTACTATCTTCTGCTGGTATAACAAAACAGTTCAATAACTGCCCCCGTGGTCGTCCTGCCCCCCTCCAGATTCTTCCGCCAGGAGAAAATCTGTTTGTGGCCATGATATCTAAAAATCTTCTGTAGTATTCATCTCTTTTTTTACCAAGTTCGGCATCTGCGATACATCTAGAAACCCTTTGGCAAGCTTCAAAAAATGTTTCCTCGCTGTGAATAGCGTATCTATCTTTGAATATTTTTAAAGCGAATCCTTCTGGTGAATATTTTTCTGGACACATTAACTAGTACCACCTTTTATTTGAAAAGAATTAGAAATTTCTGAACAATCAAAATGTATTTTATTATTTGACGGTTGCTTATCCAAATATCTGTATACTTGATTATAAAACGGACCAATAAATTGGTTAGCATATTGTTTATATCTATCATAAGACATAGAATCGGCGATTCTCAAAATGAACCAATTCTCTATATTGTGTCTACCTATTTTAGACACAAACATACGGATTGTTCGTTCTTTTTTTATATTTTTTATGTCGAACATATGGTTGGCTACAATTCTAACTATGCTATTGATTGTGTCCGTTGTTGCCCCCCATTTTAATAAGACACTTCTAGATATTTCAGCAGAAATTTTCTCGTGCATAGGAAATCTAGATGACGAATTGTTTGTCGATGGAGACACCCTTCCTTTTCCTATGTCGTGCAATAAAGCCGAAAACAATGTAATAGGATTTTTTATTTTTAACAAATCCAGAACAGTCATTGTGTGTTTTAAAACGGTTGAGCCATTTTTTTGGTTAATGTTCTGCAAATGTTCTAATTCCGGGAAAGATACGTGTTCACCAAGCCAATATTCGCTAGGATTCGCGCAACTAATCATTTGGTTATATATTTGATCAAAAATACTTTTTTCCATATCTAATTTTGGTTCCCAAAAAGACTATCAATCACAGCCTCTAAGGAAATAGAAAACGACAGGTATGGAACAATCTGGTTGGTGTTCAGATAAAACACCCTCTCGTGTATCCCTATCAGGTAATAATGGCCTTCATATTCCTTAAATAAGCCACCGCCACTAGACCCAGGCAATGTATTTGCCGTATTTTCTATGATTTTTTGTTGTATGTCGGGATCAGATAATGTCAGTCTGGAAATAATACCTACCGTTGGAGTAGGATGTAGACCATTAGGACAACTAACAGAAAACACTTGATCGAAAATTCTCAATGATCCCATCACTTGTTTTGTCGCCAATCTTGCTACAGATATTTTTTCTTTGGCAGAAAAGGTAATGATTGATACGTCTCTGGGCTGGTCTTCTCTGTTGACGTATGCTATATATGTCTGTACTGGACGACCATGTTTTGGGAAAACATAAACAAAGAAACCCGTGTCGACAAGTAATTTCTCTTCTTTGCCTGTAATAACATCTACATTCGTCGTTACATTGATCATTCTCGGTGAGATAACATGTGAACTGGTTATAACTTCATAATCAAACATATCTGTAGTTTCTACGAACGACCGCTTGACGATAACACCAGTTCCCAAAGAATTGTCTGTCGCAATCATCACAACTGGTTCTAACATTTCTTTCTTTTTTAATCTTTGTGTGTCTAAAATAGATATTTTTTGATTAAAAACTTTTGGGTATTTTGTTACGACAACAATACTCGCCAAGGCAAAAATGGTAAAAAAGACCTGGAAGCACAATAACGAAAATGTTTTTGTTTTCTTTTTCATTTTTATCCTTCTGTTGGACTAAATTCTTCTACCGCCTCTAGAGCACCCTTGACAGCCGCATCTATTATCTGTACAACCAAGGCGTGTTCTTGTTCTTGATTGGTCGTTTGTTTTTTAACAAAGCGTTCTATAAGATCGACTACAGAAAGTCCGTAAACTTTGTATTTTTCTGGTAAAGATGATTTTGCTATATCTCTAGCTCCATTAAAATTTGGTTGTCCAGGTACGGATAAAAAGTCTCTAACAGCGACAAGATATGTTTTAACAAGTCCGATATCTTCTGGTTTCATCTTAGATTCGTTCAAAGATATGCGAGTCGCAATTTTTGAAAACACAAAAACATCATTTGTAACATTACTTGTGTTTTGCCCGTCATCCACGTTCGGACCAGTATAGACACATCCCCCCAACGGAAGAATAAACAATACCACAACCATAAAAATCGTACACAATTTTTTCATCTTATTAGCCTTTCTGTTGAGTCTTAAGAATTATACACCTTAATTAGACTGTTTTTCTTTTTTATTTCTTGATCTTTTCTTGTCAAACCTGCGTCCTTTGAAATCATTCTTTAAATTTTCGTCCTTGTCTCTTTCTCTTCTTTTTGATTTTCGCATTTTTGGTTGTTCTATAGTGTATATCGCTGGACATTCAACATCATTGGTCTCTTGGTTCAAATGGCTTGCGCGACAAGAACCTTCACACAATAATTTATGCCCACAGCCACACGCACAGAACTGTTTACCAAACAAATGTCTTAGGTTTTTATTGTTGTTTTTCATATTTTTTTCTTTGTTCACGATTAAATTACTCCTGAGTTATGTAGTCTTCTCATCTTAGATAAGGCTCTCGCTTTGATCTGACAAACCTTAGCTGGGAAAATACCTCTATCTCTGTGTATTTCTCTCATAGTCTTCATGTTAAAGAAAATATCATTTACCACATTAAATTCTTCTTCATCTAGACATGACAGGCATTCTTGAACAATAAGTTTGCTGTCGATAGTAGGTTCAAATCCTTTAATGTCATCCAAATTATCATTCACCAGAATAGGTATTCTTTTTTGCCTGTTCTCAGAATCTCTCACATGCTTTAGTTTTCCCTTTATTCTTCCATACAAAAATGTCATGAATGACCCTATTCTCTGATAACAAATCATACATTTTAATAATTCCATTTGTGCAATAGATATCATATCTTCAGTTTGTTCTTCGTTCGTGCTTGTTGCGATTGAAAGTTTCATGATCAATGGATGATATTTTTTCATACAGAAACTAAAATACTGACTGGTGATTCTTCTCTGTTTCGTTAACATTTTATCCCCTGATATTTTGTTCTATTTCTGGTTGCCAAATACCATCTATCAATCCTATCTTCATCGCCTCTTTCGGAGTTAGCCAAGAGTTGTCAGACAACATTTTTTTCAATTTCTTTTCGCTTATTTTCATTCTATCACACAACTCTTTTACCTTGAACCTATAATCTTTTTCTAAATATTTTGTCATTGTTACGTGGTCCTCGATAGCACTAAGTGTAGTCTGCAATAACATAGAATGAATCATAAATGAAGAATTTTTGGTTGCATATCTCCTGCCAATATTACCATGTGCAGCTATTATCGCCGCCATAGAATAGCATTGTCCCCGAGTAATTGTCCATATTTCAGATTTACACAAAAGCATCTGATCTATGATAGCATAACCGGAACCAACGCATCCACCAGTACTATTTATATACATATAAATAGGTTTACCAACGATATCTAACATTTGTAATTGGCCACAAACATGCGCAGCAGTTACTTCATCTATTAGGCCTACCAACTGGATTCTTCTTGTTGTTATTAAAAATTCCTCTGTAAATCTATCTAGGCTATCATATTCAAAATCCTGTACATCACCTTCTTCTGGATTTTTGTCAGACATTATTTTTCTTTTTCTATTTTTGCGCAACACATATATCTCCAAACGGGTGGTTTATTGCATGTATTTGTGACAGATACTCAAGATCAGAGACTATATACGCTTCTGTTGTTTCTATATTTTGGTGTCCAAGTAAATTTTTTACTAACTCTATGTTCATGCCATTTCTTAAAAGATTTGTTGCACAACTTCTTCTTAAAACATGCGGTGTAAGATATGGTATACCACATTTGAAACCTATTCTTTTTATACGATCCCCGACAGCGTGTCTTGTCAGTGGTCTATCATTTTTTGATACAAATAAGGACCAAGATGTGCAGTCTGTCATTTTCTCCAAATAAATAGATACCGCAGACAGGCATCTCTGTGATGTAGGAACTATTCTTTCTATGCAACCTTTTCCAAAAACTCTTATTTCTTTTTTCTGGAATGAAATGTCTTCTTTTTTTAATCCACAAACTTCTGAAACTCGCAATCCACTTTCATACATAAGAAGAACTATGGTTTTATCTAAAAAACTTCTCTCCGAATCTAGTCTTTCAAGAATTGTATTAAATTGTTGCTCACTTATTTTCTCTAGACTATTTCTTTTTTGAACCGAAACAGAATTCATACAGTCCACTATAGACTTATCTATCTTTGATAAACTCACTAAATTATTTATCGCACATCTAATAGACATTTGTTTTCTTTTAATAGTACTCGGTTTTAATCCTTGACACTTTAATGTTTCGATAAATTGATCTATAGTGTCATTTGATATCAATCTTTTACCAAGGAATCTTTTGAAATCTGCAATATCCCCCATATATGCTTTTATACTGTTTGTCGAGAGACCGAGTTCATTTTTCATGTACGACCACAATTGATCCATACAAATTTTATCAGAACTAATTTGGTTTACCATGACTTAATACACATCTATAATTCAAGTTCTGGCCAACTACATACTATACGCTTTTAAGGCGAATTCGTTTCAATTATTTTGTAAGTTTTACACCCTTCTATATTCAGACTCAACACCAAGTGTTCCGTCTGGCAAACTGACTATTCCAAGGCCATGGGCTAAAAGCGGTGCTTTATCTTGCAAAATTTTGCAAATTTTTACCGCCAACGCCCTTATTTCAACATCAGCAAAGGGATTTGCCCTAAGTTCTACGAAATGCCTGATGGCTCTAGCGTTCATTGTAACAAATATTTTTGTTTCAGTTGCATTTGGTAAAACAGACCTAGCTGCCTGCCTTGCTTTCTTTCTTCGTTCCAGACTCGATTCGTTATCTGCGTACATTTCTGATAACTTAGCTGTCAACATTTCATATACATCCTTAGACTTTTCACAATGAGCTAGCCACTTCTGAAATGCTTCCGGGTCTTTATCCGCTAGTTCTCTTATAGCTGGCGGGACAACAAAGTTAACATCAGAAGAGTCAACATATCTTTGGCTAAGCTGTGAATATGATGCAAGCCTATGTCTGACTAGTTCGTGTGTGAGACTACGAGAAACATTCCATATAATAAAATTGAAATTCGCATGTTCTATACATGCGCCATGACCAACTTCTATAAGATGTTTAACATGATCTTCATGTGATCTACCCTTTGGTTTTCCACCCTTTTGAGGCCATGACTGATAACAGTTTCTTCCGGCCATTTCTACCAGCCACTCGGAGTCAAAATCTCCTAGAGCAGACATATTGTCTAAATTACTTGCGAACTCTGGCCATTCATATCCGTGTTCTTCCAAAAATCTTGTAACTCCATCTATTTCTATTACTGGTTTTCCAACTAGTTCTACTTCTGGCTCGGTTACAAATCCCATTTAATTCTCCTTTTTTATGGTGTTGCGTTCAAAATATTCTTCGACAGACTTATCCATCTTTTTGGCTTGTTCGCCACATCGAATCAATCTTACTCCTAGCTTTATAGCTTCATCCCCCGTTAGATCAAGAGGAAAAAAACCCGTCAGAATATCCTTTACATTTAACAGAATCACGATATATATTAACGCATACATCAGGACCATCTCCCCATGTACAACCTATTTTTATTTTATCTCCAGTTCTTAGTTTCATTTTTCAGCCTTTAAAATTTATCCAAATAATTATCATATGCAGCTACTTTATCCATAAAAGATTTTAATCTTATTACCTGAGAAGATAAGGTTATAAAACCAAAATAATATCTGATAGGCATATCTTCTGGTAGTTTGTGAATTTTCATATACTCTTTTTTCCATCCCTTTAAATGACTAGCATCAGGATATTTAATATCAACAAAGAAAAATCTATCGACATATGGTACTTGTCGATATCTTATTCTAAATTTATATCCATTGATACTACTAAAAACTATTGTTGGAGGTCTCACTGTTAATTCCTTTCTTCTAATAAGTTTCAATATCATCCATTATTATATCTACGAGTCCAGTAACCCTAGCGTGTTTTCTGTGTGCCACCAAATAAGCTCTTTTTATATTTTTCAAATCAATACTAGTTTCTAAAAACACTGGATCATCTTCTTGTGAAAATTCTTGTCTTACTAGAACATCAGCGAAGCATAGCCTCTTTTCTACTACTATTCCAACACACTTAAACCATCTCGGTTGCGATCTCCCGTTTTTATAATCATAATTTTGAATTTTGGCTACTACCAAATCACCAACCTTAACTGATTTTTTCGTTGTTTTCATAAATTTTATATTCCAATTTAACACCTTTAAACTCATCGGGTAAAATTACAGCCAATTGATCTATTACTCTTTGTCTTAGGTCGACAGCAATATCAAGTATCATTTTTAGATTTTTCTTATCAACTTCTTGATTCATATAGTGAGGAAACATTAGTTTCATCAAGCCAGAACTTATTCTGACTATTGATCTTTGATTTCTTTGAGACATCTTCCCAAAGTCTACATTAGACAGAATTATATTCACGTAGTTTCTAGATCGCATTTTATGCATAATTTCACTTATATAATCCGCCATAAATCCGTAACCTTTTGACAATTTTGATTCTCTGATCTGTGGTATCTTCCATCCAGGAATAAATCCATGTATTCTGTCCAAGAATGCTCTATCTCTATTTACGGCATTAGGAAAAGGAGAGAATAAACTTCTGTATCGTGAAGATACTTTTCTATTCTCCCTGTCACAATCTATATTCCCAGCAAACATTGTAGAACAATCAGAAGAGAATTCAGCAGTTCCTCTGCCAAATCTACCACTATTCATGAAGTCTTTTAGTATATCTATTAAGTCTCCTTGTCCAGACCATTTGTTTAGATTTCTGTTTCCAGCGAATTCATCGAACATGACTACGTCACGATATCCAACTAGTCCTAATTGTCGTCTAAGCTTGTCATAAAACAAAGAAGCAACTGTTGTTTGTCCACCAGAGACAACGAAACCGTAAGAACTTAGAGATTGATACGCGAATGTTTTCCCTGTTTCTGGTGGCCCTAATTCACACAAATTCACATTAGGCTCTATGAACGGCACCATTCTAACCATATACATAATCTTTTCTTCAAAAGAAAGATGTGTAGGATCAAATCCGATACTATTAATCATGATATTAAGCCATTCGTCGTCGTTAAATTCCGACCTTTTCCTTATCCAGGCATCTACGTCTATGTCGGTTATTTGCATTGGTTTGAATTCTGTCAAAACGAACGGATAAATCTTGTTTCTTAGACGAAATGATTCATCATAAGCAACCGTAAAAACACCCCAAGCGCCAGTTGTTAACAATATTTCTCCATGCTCTGCTATAAGGAACGGATTAACACGTATCTTATTGTGGCCAAGAGATGTTATGTCGGCCCAATACTGATCTATTGTCTCGTCAAACCTACACCTTACCCTACCTATCAGCCTGTGTTCCCCATTTTCTCTTATAGAACTCTTGATAAACTCTTTCTTGTCCGCTTCTACTAGGTGACTTTCTAGCAATTTACCTATTCTAATTATTCCAGCTTCTATTTTGTCGTCTTCAACCATTTCAGAAATCAAATAATCCACTACAAAAGCAGGGAGTTTTCTGAACTGCTCACTTATTGAAGCAAGACTTTTATTGACCACGACTCCCTTCTCATCGAAGATAGCCATTAGTTTGTTGTCAATTTCTGTCACTGTCATTTACAGGCTCCTATATTCCAAAAACAGACAAGGCGTCTGATCTAGTCACTAACTCTGTCTTGTCAGGCTCACATACGCCAGTCATTGGGCCAGAATTGGCTCCTGCCGCCCTTTTCAGACATACCATGTGTATTGAACCAAAAGCGCTACCGGGTTCGTCAGAGAAGCTCCAGCTATCCTTACCAACAGATACACCTTGACAGCCACCAAAAATTTTTTCGCCTTCAAGAATTTCTGAAGAACATATCAAACAAGTCATGTTTGACTCCATAATATTGCGCATTCGATTATAGCGCATCTTTTAAAAGAATCAAGCGATATACTGGAAATATCATAGCAAGACGAAGATATTAGTAGTAGATTACGATATTTTTAAGTCATTAGTAGTAGAACATCTCAGACATCATCAAATACTTAATAACTTACATAGTTATAGTCAGTGTAAAAAAACGCAAATGTCCCCTAAAAAATTGAAAAAACACAAATATTTTTTTATATTCAATTAATTATTAATTATTTCAATTGAATCTTTATTTTCTTGTGACATTAACTTAAATCTTAGATTTATTTTTATTCTCTTCTGACTCTCTATCTATTATCAAAATTCCGTCAAGATGATCTATTTCGTGTTGCCACACACTCGTCATGAGAGCGTCTCCCATAAATCTTATCTCTTTGCCGGAAGATGATTCTCCAATCAAAAACGATTTTTTTCCTCTTGTTACAGTAGCTAAAACTCCAGGTAAAGACAAACAACCTTCCGTAGACTTAAAACTACCACTAACCTCTTCTAATCTTGGATTCCAGATTGCGTGATTCATCCTGTCTTGTTTCCAAACAAACATTCTCGTGTCCATACCTACTTGTGGTGCTGATAGACCTATTCCATGGTGTTTCCTCATCAGTTCCCACATTTCCTTGGCTACCTTTTCTCTGTCTTGCTTACTTTTTTTATCACATTGTTTGCAGATAATAGATAGTCTTTTGTCTGGATATATTACTAACTGCATTGAATAATCTCCAACCAATGCTTGTTTGTCCTGGTCGTTTTTGACTGCCTATATTCTTTAATCCATACATTGAACAAATCGTCTCTTCCAGAAGATTCTGGTAGTTCAAAATCTGTTATTGGTCCGAAATTATCTGTTCTGAAATGTTCTGGAATCAACCCATGACACACCTCTATGTTAGTATTGTCTATTTTCAACTTACATATTGTTGGCATAAAAAATCCCCTTTTGATAATTTCTTCTGACATTCGTTCTGATATATTTTTTTGCAGAAGATAATGTTATATTTCCATGAGATTCTATTTCAGACCTGAGATATGATATAACAATTCTTCTTAAAGCTTTTCTTCTTATTTCTCTTTTCGACATTTAAGGCACCCCATAGATTCGCGTAATTAATCATTCGACATGATTGTATTTACTATCCTTTTAGTGGCGCTACCTATCAAAGATTTAGTTACGGGTCCGTGGTGGTTGATAGTGTCTTTGAGTCCACCGAAAATCATTCTTTTTATTATTGTCTGTTGTGTCTTTTTTTTCTTTTTTTTTCACTTTAAGCCCCCAAAGAATTAAGATATTCTTTATTTTCGTTTAATTATGGTATTGACGATTCTTTTTGCTGCACTACCTATTAGTTTCTTTGTTATAGGTCCGTGCGCCTTTATTGTTTCTCTTAATCCTCTAGTTACTATATTTTTGATAGCTTGTCTGTTCTTTTTATTATCTTCCATTCGTTTCTCCGTTAAACAAACACAAACACAGTAAACTAGATTTAATTCTTATTTGGTTTTGCAGTATTATGGCTTGAATGTGACACCTATCGATGGATGACTATCTATATCTGCATCAATTTTGTTTCTTAGAAAGGCTTCTAGATAGTCCAGATATTCCTTAGACACTCTTTTCATAGGCGGACCGGCTCTTCTGCTTTTAAATCTAGCCAGTATCTCTTTTTTTGTCGCCGATCTATTTAATATCTTAGACATTCAGATTCTCCTTATCTTTGTTCAAGTTGTCTGTTTTTGTTTGATATAGTAGTCCTTTGATAGTATTCATCATTTTCTTCTGTATGAATAACTTTTCCTAGAGACTCTTCTATTTCAGATATAAAAAGCTCGCATTCTGGGCCATCAAAACCTTGTCCTTCCAATGAACAATTACCGTTTTCATCTATTTCTATTACTATTCGTTTTTCAGACATTTTTATCCTTTCAATATCATTTTATTCCATTCTGTTATGGACTTGTCTTTGATTTCATACTCTTCGTCTGAGTATTAATTGGTTCTACAAACAGGGCTAGATAAACAACAGTTACTATTTAGACATCTTACCTGAGACTGCCATCCGTCGACATAAGAATCTTCCAAAATTACTTCATGGTAATTTCTACAAAATTGACATTTTTTGGTTCGATTTCTTTTTCTATATTGTTTATCTCTGTAAAATTTCAACTATGTCATAATAGTTATATTGAACAATATTTACCTCCGGGAGAAAATACTTCTATCTCAAACTCTATGGCTTTTTCTCTGTTCTTATTCTTATGAATAACGTCTCCTTCTAAAGTAATAACTTCCCATTCTTGGGTTTTTTCGTTGAATTCTACATTAGAAGCTTTTCTTACATTGACTACTGTTCCTATGGCAAACAAATTTATATAATCTGTATATAAACAGTCTATGTCGCCATTTTCATTGATGTCTAATATTGCTTTCATATTCTTTTCCTATCTTTTGAATAAATATTTTTATAATCGTATAATTCTTTTAGTAGAATGATTCTTTTTATAATTGACCCCCAAGGATTTAGATGGTTGATTTAAGGATAACTGGGTATTGTTGTCTATTTTTACAATTTTAATTACATCATTACACATTTCAAAAAATTGTTCTGGACTGATAAGGTGTAGGTTGTTTTTTCTGGCCTTTCTCGCTTTTGAAGATTGACTTGCTGGGTCTGCTATAACTAATATAGTAGTTCTATTCGTGATATTTTTGGTAACAGAGGCACCAGCCTTGTTAGCCATTTTTTCCATTTCACTCCTTGTTTTTGGAGCTTTTCCTGTGAAACAAAAAACAGCTTTTTGTAGCGTATTTGTTTCTGAATTTAAAAAATGTAAGGCCATTATCTATATCCCTGAACAGTTACCCGTTGTCTTCCTCCTGGTAGCATTTCTCTTTCTACGCTTCTACCCATAGATTCTTGTTCAATCCTAACTGTATGGAAAGCATAATTAGCTTTCAGGTTTTTGAGCCATGCTTGACCATATTTTCTAGAATCATATTCTGATATGATAGCTTCGAATGATCCATCTTCATTTCTTAAAAATCCTATATCATTTGCTGCTCTACCAACGAATTTTTTTTGTATAATAATATTAGCCTTTTCCTTTCTGGCTCTCCCTTCATAACCGACTAGGTTTTTTGGAGTATCATATACTTGAATCTGTTCTAAGTTCCAATTACCAGTTTCCATTAATGCAGCTACCAAAGAAGATTCATCCTTGAATATGGTTTTGATTTGACAATATCTGCTCATTTTCATTATCCTAATCTAAACATTCATCGAATTCATCATATCCGTCATTATAACGATGAAATGGACCATCGTATTCTTCGTATACAGAGTCCGAATCATCACACAGACAACAATCTAGTGGTTGCCCACATAACACACACTCATCCATGACGATATCCTTTCTAAGTATTATTTTTGAAGATATCTAGTTCTATCAAATGGATTCATTCTATTCATCTGTTTTGAACAATCATTCACTGATGTATCATCGCTATCTTCATATTCTTCGTCTTCATACTCATCATATTCATCTTCCTCTTCATCACAATTACAATATTCTCCAACAGGAAGAATATCACCACAGTAGGGACATTCTTCGTGGTCGTCTTCTTCGCAAGAACATTCTTCTCCAGGGCCTACAACATCTCCACAGTCAGGACATTCCTCGTAATTACCGCACTCATGACAAGGACATGCCCCATCTTCTTCGTCTGGCTCACAATCTTTACAATTTTTTGGTTCATATGCTCTGTCCGATGTCTCACAAGAATCACATCCAGCGTTATCAGAATTCTTGTTTAAAAATTCTGATATAGTAGTTCTTAGAGTACTTATATCACCAAGACAATCGGACAATTTCTCTAGTTGAGATTCAGCAGTTCTTAGCAGTTTAATTTCTTCTTTCATTTTGTTTCTCCATGTTTATTGCTTCTAAATTCTTCGTATTTTCCGTTGTTATAAAGTTTACACACAAACGGATAGTAAATTCCTTTGTACAAATTTAAATGAATACCTTCAAAAAGACCACAGATCATTCCTTTGTCTAAAGACTAGAAATTTTTTACAACATGTTCTGGATTATTACCTCTAGCGTAGATAATCCATCTCAACCCATTGTCGTTTAAAGCTATTATTGTATAATTTTTCACTAAAGCACGATCTTTCTTTTTAATTCTCCAATAAATCCAGAAACATCATCACCTTCAGAAGCCGCTTTATTCCTGATGGCTTCCAAAGACTTGGTGACACTATCTTTTATGTTTATACTATCGAAGTCTTTTGGTGACACATTATCTCCGAGAAAAGAATTCTTGAATTCTGATAGCATTTTTTCTATTTCTGAATCTCCGAAGATATTCATAGATTTAAATCTATCTACATATTTTTTGAAAGAAGAAATAGATTTTGGTGTAAGGTTTTTAACGTCGTCTTCGTTCGCGAATGGCTTACCAAGTATTCTAGCAGTCATTAAATCACAAAATCTAATTGTCTCATTTCTCATTGCAGAAACATATTCGCCGACGAACTTACCAACTTCTTTTTGCATTTGGGTTTTTAGTTCTTTCGTTTTTTCGTCTATTACTGTTTCTCGTGCGATTTCATCGTCAATAGAGGTTTCTTGAATAGCATCTAGACCGGCTATTTTGAATGTGAACCAATCAAATTGAAATTTTTCTCTCAATAGCTTTGGGTTGGCAGGATAACTATGTTTGAGACATTTTTCCCAGAATTCTGGATGTGTATTCTTTACGCTACTGACAAGTTCGTCAAACCTTGAGATAAAACTATCAACCTTAGTAAAGAATTCATCTTTAAGGTCTTTAAGTGTTGCATCTACGGTAGGAAGCATTTTTCTGGGAATAAAATGAGCACTAGCTATACCGAACGGTACAGACCATCTCTCAAGTGCTTTTCTGCCTCTTTGTTCTACTTGATTAATCGCTTGCAGTTCGTGTTTGGGAACCATCAGTTTCCTACCAAGGTTGACTATATCTTGCGGAAGTTTGTCTGGATTATACCCAAGAGTTACCATGTCAGAACGAGTTAACATTTTTCTTCCGCTCCAAGACCTGATTCTAAGATTTACTAGACTGCCAACTTTGAATAGGCTGATTGTGTCATTTTTTTGTTGTGGTTCTAAACTTACTGTTGTCATTTTTGACTCCTTAAAATATTTGTTAGTTACTTAAACAATCACCAATATTTTTTAATGAAAAGATTTACAGTGAAATTTTTCTTGCTCCTATTTTAGGTGGAGCACTTTTCTTTATTGGATTTGCTGGTTTCGCGTGTTTATCACACCAATTTTTAATTTGAGCTATTTTATCTCCTTCGGTTTTGGACAACGGGATAATTTCAGTAATGGCATTTGTTAGATGGTCGTTTGATAATGGATTTCCTTCAGCGAACGCGCTTTTCAATCCAAGTTTGACTACTTGTTCTATGTCGGACCCAGTGAAACCTTCAGTTTGTTCTGACAAAGATTGTATATCGTAATTATTTTCATTTCTACCTCTTTTCTTTAATTGGATTGTGAATATTTCTTCTCTCTCTGTTGGTCGAGGCAAATCAAGGCCAAATATGGCGTCAAATCTTCCAGTTCTCTTAAATTCTGCTGGTAAACATTCTACTTGATTAGCTGTTGCGACACAATAGACTGGAGCTACTCTGTCGCTAGACCAGGTCAAAAATTTACCGAAGACTCTCTTTGACGATCCCCCGTCCGAATCTCCGGAACCACCAAATCCTTTTTCTACTTCATCAAGTTGAAGTACACAAGGAGATATACTTTCTATCATTTTAATACATTCTCTCATATTCCTCTCAGATTCTCCAACAAATTTGTCCATCATGTTGCCGACATCCATAGACACTAGTGGTAATTGAAGTTCAGAAGCAATTGCTTCAGAAAGTAACGTCTTGCCACAACCCGGAATTCCAACCAACAATATACCTCGCGGAAATTCAATACCAAATTCTCTTGCCTCTTCAGTAAAACATGGCTTATCTAACAGAACGTGTTTCTTCAGGGCGTCGTATCCTCCTACGTTTTTCAATCCACCAATAGGTGGCTCTTTATATTCCAAAAGTCCAGAAGCCCTAATGATACCAGCCTTTTCATTCATGATCGTTTTGGATGCTTCTTCGTTTAAATTCTTGTGTTTCCTTAGAGCTAGAGCTACCCTATTAACAATTTGTTGTGATGTCATACCCCTACATGCGTCTATTACGTGAGGGATAAATTTTTTGTCAATCTTAACTTCTGATCCATTTTCATCTAGGACGAAAGAGCAAACGAAATTAATTCTTTCTAGAATCTCTTCTCTTTCTGGAAGATCAAAGTCTATGACTGTTATATCATGCAACAATGGTTTTGGCGCAGAGAAGTCTGGGCCAACAAAAATAATAGTTTGCTCAACTGAAGATATCAATCTTCTTACCTGATCAAGCCAAGAGATGACTACATCATGAAGTTGGTATGTATCTTTATTGATATAATATCCAAAATCTTTCAAGATAAAGATAGAATTTTCTGGCATTTCCAATATACATTCAATATATTTGTGTATTGGAGTAGTGGCTTTAAAATTCCCTTGTGGCCGACCTTTCGCATCTTTCCAACCATCAGACACAGACCATATAAATACTTTTTTTGACAAGTTTTTTGCTATTTCATTTATTTCTAATATAGCCCTGTCCTTTTCAAAAGTATCTACAGACAAAAGCGCATGACCAGAGCATATATAATCAGTCATGTTATTCTTGAAAGTTTTCATCACTTTGTTCCTTTTGTATTATTGTCCACGATAATCAACCTAATTAAAAAAAACTAATCTTCAAGCAATCTTCTGACTTGAAACATTTCTCTTCTTGAAGAAATGCTGTTAAATCGTAGGTCCGCTATTAGAAGCTGTAAATGCTCAAGAAGTACCTCTATATCGTCGTCATGTTTAGGCGATTTTTTTCTACTCAACATACCATCGGTATACGTATCTTCTTTTTGAAGAATTTCTCTAAGTTTTTGCGATATTTCTTTTTTCGTCATGATCTATTATACGAAAAACCACAGTTTATGTTTGACAAAATTACGTTTTATCTTTTAGCAGTTCTTGGACTTGTTGATCAACAATTCCCTGTATATATCCCTGTTGTTCTGGCCATTCTGGATCATTGCGTTCTATATGGCCACAATTTTGACATGGGTCTGGAGATTCTCTGTGCTCCATCCAATTATTAAAGTCTCTCCAAATTTTTTCCCAATTAATTTTTTGCCTTTTCATTTTCTTTCCTTGTTAAAAAAGCTATGGCCTTATTTAAGTATTTGAAGATAGTTTTTTCTTTTGTGGTCGTATTTTCTTGTGTTGTGACATTATCTATAGTTAGACTAGACAATTCTCCACTCCAGGGATTATTCATCGGTTTTACTTTTGTCATTTTATTTCGGGACAGATAACCCGTGTGAATAACAGTCCTTTTACTAACCTTTTGCCAGTAAATAAAATAAACTCTGCTTCCCTCAATTTCAGTCACTAGGCAAACCTTCTTAGCGCTGTAAAATTTCGCTATAGCCAAATCTCCAACTTTAACACTCATTACAATCTCCTTTTTCTAGAGAAATAACCGATCCAGATTTGCTTCTCTTTAAACCAATTTTTTTTAGAATTTTATTTTCTGATATACCGACAGAATCACAAAGTAATAGCCAATGCTTGACGCAAATATTTTTGTCGACATATTTAAGATATGATTCATTCCTGCACCTAGGAAAATTACAGCATTCCATAATAAAACTCTTATAAAGATAAAAGGCCGGAGTATATCCGGCCTATTGGTTGTCCATAAATTATGATTTTCAATAGTTATTTAGAAATAATACAGGGATTCAATGTGGTTTCAGACACATCTTTCCCATATTGTACATCTCCACATTCAGCCAAGACATGACCCAATTTTCTAAGAATAGTTGAGCCCTTTCTTTGTGGGCTTGTATTTTTTAGTTGATTTGCCGTTGCTCCCATGATACCTTTCTGAATCGTTATGGTGGTTTTCCCACTTTCTAGGTCAATATAAAGAACCTCGAATGCCGGATCGCTCTTCTTTTGTGTTTGTGTGTTTTCAATTTGATCTGTTGAATTCATAATATTTCTCCATTTAAAAAGATATACATCCGATTATACGTAATCGGCTAACAACATTACTATTATACGAATAATAGACTATTGTGTTCATATATAGGTAGCAAATATCAAAATATAGTAAGCTTTTTTAATAACACATCTTTGTTCGTGTGTATAATATTACATGAGAAGCAGAAAAAACAAAATTTTTCTTGGACTTTTTACATTATTGTTAAATGGTTGTATTGTTACTACATCTGGCGATGCAACTTGGGAATTATATGTAGGAGTTAGGACAAGACAAATAAGCAAAGAGCCATCTAAGATCAATTTTCAGTCAAACCAAATAGATAAAATCATAAGTTCATTTATGAACGAACCATCTTTCGGCAAAGACGGAAATATTATTCCAAAAACCTTGTTGTATGCAGCAAAATGGTATTTTGGAGTTCCTACTCTACTACATGCATTCTAAAGTCTTTCTTTGATATAAAGAACATCTTTTGTTGCTATAGATATAGTTTTTCTGTCTGGCTTTAATGTTCCAGTATTCTTATCCATTGTGGTTCCAGGACAATAAGAGATGAGTAAAGATTTTTTGTTTATCCTGACAATCTTACACGGAGAATAAATTGCATCTTCGGTTCTTAGAATAACGGTAGTTCCATCACTAATCATAATCTTCTCCTGATCTCAATTTTGAGGTTCCTAGCCAATATTGACACTAATATTTATGACTGCGCTTTCTATAACTTGGATTTTTTATCTCATAATGGAATGAAATTCCAATAATATCGTCCGCTATCCACGGTTCTATAGTCCAGTCGTCATTGATTTTAGAAAAATCTCTGGCGTTTGGATTATACCTTCTTGCCGCTCTTTGTCCGTTCCAAAACCCTATGAGCAATCCAGCCCCAACATCATGAAACCAGTGTGCATTGCTGTCCATACGAGATTCCATGACCACTCCAGCACCTACAGCACCGACTATAGCAATGACAGAGTGTAGAAACTCATTTTTGCCATCCGTCATTGTTAATAGAGTTCCATACACAGTACCGTAAACAGCGGCATGACCAGAAGGGAATGATTTTCTATCTGACCCATTCGGTCTTTGTTCATTTGTTATAAGTTTTAATGATTGTACTTGGAATCCAGTCTGAAGGAATCCTTCGAACATAGCCATTCCGGTGTCTGATAGATTTTTATTTTGTAATCCTTGACCTAGCCCATATAAAATCAAGGAGGTCGCAAACATAGTACCTCCTTCTCCCAAATATTTATTGCCAAAGTCAGTGGCAATTGATCCATGATCGCGATAAAATTCTCTAGCTTTTTCGCTGTTTTCGGACCAACCAGCAGTAGATAACGTAAGAAGACCAATTTTCTTCAGACTATCATCAGAAAACGTATCTTTAAAATCCTGTAAAATATTTCCAGGAATTCTATGTATATACTCAGAGTTTGACATAGGTTTGTCGGTTGTAGAGCATCCACAAACAAGGGAAAATACGATGACACAACTAGTTTTTACAAGAGGTTGTCGCCAATTCAAATCAATACTCTCTTTCTAAATTAAATCCAAAGTTTCTTCTGAATTTTTCAGCAAAATTTATCAATCTTATGTCAGACGCCATGGCGTTAGCCACGATAGAGTTGTATAATACATTAATTTGTTTGATTGGTGGTTTCTCTGGCAATTCTGATTTTTGTTCTGCTCTGATAGCATCTGAATATAAGTCATCATAAATTTGTGTAACTACTTTAAAATCTATTTTTCCCTTTTTTATTTCTGACAGAAATTTACTATCAGGTCTTGGGAAAGACATTTTCCCGGTATTCATAAATTCTATTAATTGACCAAGCAACCTTATTGCGTGTGATGCGCTGGACACACAATATCCATATTGGTTTATTTGTTTTTTGCGTTTATCTCCAAGTTTTCTTGTGTTAGTTCTTATCTCCCTTTTGTGTCCTGCGAATAATATTCGACACACTTCGTTCATTTCTTCTTTTTTTGGACTAAATATTTGTCTAATATCTTCTATCACTTGGTCTTCTGTTGTGGTTCTTTTTACGGGAACCAGTTGAACTACTTTCACTTTTCTCCATTCGGATTGAGAATATCCTAAAATTCTTTTAGCAAATCTTTTGCATACGAACATGTTTTTGCTATGCAATATACTTCCACCTATACCTGTTCTCTCTATTATGTTAGGTTCTGGAGCAAACAATATTTCTAAGGCTTTTGGGTCTCCAGATATTAATAGTTGAACGAATCTTTTTAGAGAATATATTACTGTGTCTGGTTCTCTAATGACTCTGTGTTCAAAATTATTAAAACCGCACAGATATTCGAATGGGGGGAGAATAAATCCCCTATAATCATAATCGCTATTTTCTGTGTGACTTCCATATAATCTAGAACCGGATAAGGTTAGTAGGTCTGGTTTTTCTAGAGAAAGGGTAAGAGAGTTCTCTGCATTTATCATTTTATTTTCCGTTTAAAAATTTCTTATACAGATAGATACAGAACTTAGTCAGTGCGATTACAAGAAATCCTACCAGGAATATCAAGATAGCCAATAAAAAGAAAGATAAAACTAGAGCAAAAGGCCCCCAAAGAGGACATGTTATCCACCACCAACTCCAACTGATCGCCGCTGTTTTTCCGATTCCTGCCTTCAAAAGCAGAAGAACAGCGAAGATTACTGTGCTGAAACTAAGGCCAACTCCAACGACTTCTGTTTGCTTGTCATTACCCATTTTCTTTGCCCCTTTTCCATTGAACGGACTAAAACAACCAATACTCATTCTTTAACTTCCTCAATTTTTTCGTTGGTAACGAATTTGATCTAATCAGAATGTTTAAACTTCCACTTTTTGGAAGGATTGATCGTCAATAATAGCTGCTCTGAGTTTCCCCCCAGAAGCAACACCCCCATCTAAACAACAGGAAAACCTGTTTGGATGCACAATGTCCGTGGATATATGTCCGCTAAAAACGTACGGAAGACTTGTTAAGGTATCCCACCAAGGAATTCCTCCAACTTCATCAAAAAAATCTTTTCCATCTAAACGTCTCGCATACATACATGTCTCTTTGCGCTGACAAAAGACAGGAATTCTTCCATCTATTCCTGCGTGAACTACAATGGACGGTTCATTATCGATGCCTCTTATTATGATCATATCTGGCATCAATTCAATCCAAGCTGACCAACTATCAAAATCAAAGCTTTGGCATTGTTTTATTGTTTGGTCTAATCCATTAGCTATCTTGACGGGATTGCCTTTCATCCACCTCATTAATTTGTTGTCGTGATTACCTTGACAGACATAGGCGCTTGGATTCGATCTAAACCAATGTAAAACCTTATCTGATGATGGACCCCTATCTACAAGATCGCCTACAGAGACTACTATATCTTCCTGTCGATGATCACATTTGATTAACAGTTCTGAGAATTTCTCAAAGTGACCATGGATATCTCCAACGATTATGACTTTCTTGTTGTCACAAACATTCTGTATGTCCAATGTCGTTGCGATCTTCCTATCTCTGATTCTCAGAAGTTCGTCGAATTCATCTCCAGACGGCTCTTCGAAACTATCGAAGAAAAATTGTATGATTTTTTCATGATTATCTTCTTTGCGAATGGTAGGATGATCTTTTCTTGTTGCAAGACGCTGA